GTCATTTATGACAAAGGCACCGGGTTATTGAAGTTTGCTTCCGTCCCGGATATATCCGGCCTCGGATACAGTTATGAACAGGAAGAATGGCAGAAGTTCAACACCATGACCCGCGAACAATGGATAAATAAAGAAATGTCAACTCTGACATGGGGGAGATATCCCACGCGCGAACAGGCCGAACAGCGTTACAATGACGCTTCTGAAAAGTATGCGCTACTTGAGAAATTCAATGTTTTAATTTCTCGTTTTAACTCCATCTGTGGCGGCATGGTAGGCAACCAGGGTGAAACATATACCTATGAGGAAGTAACCGAAACCCAGTATAAAACGGAGTTAAAGCCCCGCGAAACCGCAACCGGATCTATCACGGAGGGACAGTGTTTTATAGTAAAAACTGGTTTTAACTACGGACACAATCGCGGCTATGTTTACCGCATCCACGAGCACTATACAAAGACAGACGGCACAAAGGCATATATTGCATATCGTTTGGGCAAGGGATACAAGAAAGAGCGCACCGGGACAGCCGGACGCGGTAACAGCTGGAGCATTTACGATCCGGAAAACTTCCTGAAATGGTTTGAAAAGTCCGCACTTGCATGGTGCGAACTTGAGGAAGTCAAAACGCCGTATGAAGTAAAGAAAGTTGTTAAGCGGACAGTGAAAGCGGAAACCGCCACAGAAGAACCGGAAAAGGCCACAACAGAAGAGCCGGAAACCGCCGCAGCCAATGACCGGTACACGGTTACAGCGGACACCGACACCCGCGACAACTCCCGCATTTATGTTGTAAAGCTGAATGTCAGCTTGTCAAAAGATGAATTCGCAGAAGAGCGCGCCAAAATGAAGAATTGCGGCGGCTACTATAGCAGATACAAACACGGTTTTATTTTCAAAGACGATCCTACAAAGATACTTTTCACGGAGACGGAAAACGCCGAAAATCTGCCGGAGAATAACACCCCGGCAGAAGATACCACAGAACGCGCAGAAACGGACGCAGAGCACGCCGAAACCATCAGCGCGGAAGAATCTACGCCGGAAGCAGAAACCACCGCAGAAGCCGCCACAGAGCCGGAGATATATACATGCGGATATCATGAAGAAGCACGCGACATTTTCACGTTGACAGAAATAGCGGATCTTCTGGACGGGAAGCGCATCACCCAGGACAGCGGCGAAAAGTACGGAAAAAGCCGGTTTCATTACATAGCACAGAAATATAATAATTCTGTATTTCTGGTATATATCATGAAAGAGTATGGAGCCGCAGCCGGAGCAGACCCGGAGCAGATCACACCCGGCGCGAGTTTTGATTATTTCGGGTTTATCCATAAATGCAGATTTTACGCCACCGGAGAAAACAAGGATATTCTGCGGAAGTTCTCCGAGGACATCGCGCACAAAGTATTAGAGTTAATCCCAGACGAGGCCGCAGCAGAACAGAACGCCGCGCACATCGCGACATATGACCGGGAAAATATAGAACAGTATTACATAAACGGCGATTTCACCACAGCCGCGCAAGAACATTTTTACACCGGAGAAGAGCCGGAAATCAGTATACACCCGGACATGAGCCGCACCGGAAACGCCGAAATTATTAGATATATTATGGAGCCGGAGACAGTCACCGCAGAACGCGCGGAAGAGTTTATAAAAGCCAACGCCGCGAACATATACAAGCAGTATATCCAGCGAAACAAAACCGCCGAAATTCTGCGGAGAATCAAAGCGGACAGGAGCCGACCGGAACACCGGATAAAACAGATCCGCGACAGCATCACGGACGAAAAGACAGTAAAAATCACACTGGACAACGGGCAGACGGTCAGAGCAGAGGCGAAAGCAGTTAAGAGAATCGCATCATGGGGATACATTCACAGTTATGATATTATGGCGGCAGACCGGAACAAGCTACCCCGGAACGAGTACAACCGCGCGGCAGACGTAACGCCGGACATGATCCGCAGTATTGAACACGGAAAGCGGATTCTGTATAGAGTAGCATAAACCAGTAAAGGCGGCAGAAATGCCGCCAATTTTTTATTGCTTATGTTTTCCGCAAATCTAAAACGTTTTCGTAAAGTAGGCCATATATTTGTACCCTTGACGCGATAAAACGCCAAATAGAACGCGCTCACAATTAGCTGAATGATAATTCCGGCACGCAAACATTTACCACACTGACAGCATGCAAGTGTTTGTCCTGTTTTGGCTCCGGCTCCGGCCGGACAACTTGACGCGGATCCGCTGCCGGAAAAAGTTCTTGCAAGTCCATTCTTGACAGGCTGCCGGATTGCGTGATATAGTCCCACGTGTAGAGGTCACGAAACCAGGATTATTTTTTTCTGGTTTTGGTGGTCTGTTTTTTTGTTTTATGGAGTATATGCCATGGGAAATACTGTTTTATTGTCGGATTCTGGTATTGAAGTATATCAATCTGACATTGATATTCTGACAGAAGAATATATAGCAACTTTACCAGATGAAACAATGATATATAAATCAGCATGTTTTAATGGTTTATTGCTATATATATATAATAATAAACTCAAACATATCATTGATATTGTAAAACAGAACAAAGGAATAAAACAGTATAACAATGATTATGAACTATTAGACAGTATCTTTTTTGGTATCTATTTACCGTTAACATGTAAATATAACATAGTTCCGACAATATTATCATTTTCCTGTTTTGTGCATATAAGCAATGTATTTCTATCTGAGATCAAGAATGGTATACATAGAGACGGCAGCAAGGTAAAACCCGAAACTAGCGAAACGGCCAAAAAATGGTATCAAGTATGTGAAAGTGCTTTGGCAGATAAAGCATTCAACGATAACGGCATCGGCGCGATTTTTGGTCTGAAAAGCAATTATTCATGGCGCGAAACGTCCCCGGAACCGCCGCAGCTTGACATAATACAGCAATCAACACCAGAGGAAATTTCTGCGCGATATCAAGATGCAAAAAGGCCGGAATTGCCGGAACTGGAATGAATACCAGGCAAAAACACAATGATTTTATGCGGAACTTGTAAAGAAATGGCACGCTATAACTGTACACTGTACATGCATACTGTTTTTTGTGCAAATTGCCAACGGTAAAAAGGCAGTGATTCCGGCACAATGTCATTGTATAGCGCAATTTGTTTACATAACGCATGGGCGTTGCCGGAGCCGGGGCGGGGGTCTGCCGGATGCCTTGACCGCTATTATATTACCCCTCCAACTACTCCGCAAAATAAAAAAGGCCATACTGTAATACTATAACCAGTAAGCCTTTACCAATACACTATATATTATATATAAGCTACACACAACACTATAAATAATATATAGACATGAACCATTACAACTACATACAGAAAAAATTTCAAAAAAATAAAAAAGGCTCATATACCGTATAGATACATGAGCCGCAGAGATTATTCATTGCGTTTCTGCCAGATGATGTCATAACCGATGATGTCAAGGATCTCCTGTACTTCGATGTAAAGGAATTTACCCTTCCTGATTCGGTTGCTGAAATTTTGGAACGACAGATCTGTTCCGTGCCGGCGATTCAATTCATCATTGACATCTTTGAGTTTGAGGCCGGATGCGGTAATGGCAGCTTTAAGATCAAGATACAGAGACATATAGCTCACCTCTCTTTTGTGTTGGTAGTATAAATTTTACCATCACAAAAATAAATTGTAAAGTTATAAAAATTCATTGAGTTTATAACTTGAAGGTGGTATAATTAAACCAGAAAGTTATAAAGGAGATGGAAACTAATGAATAGAGCATATGTCAGAGTTAGCACCGTGGAGCAGCACGAAGATCGTCAGGTCGAGGCACTTGAAAAGCACGGCATTGACAAGTGGTATATCGAGAAGGTTTCCGGCAAGAATGCCAACAGGGAGCAGCTTCAGTTGATGCTTGCAGAAGCAGAGCATGGGGATACAATTTACATTCATGATTATTCCAGGCTTGCAAGAAGTACTAAAGATCTGTTGGATATTGTGGAGAATCTGAATAGTCGTGATATTCGTTTGGTAAGCACAAAAGATTGTTTTGATACATCTACGCCGACAGGTAAACTGATGCTTACTGTAATAGCGGGAATCAATGAGTTTGAACGAACCAATATGCTTGAGCGTCAGGCAGAGGGTATCAAGATTGCAAAGGAACGTGGAGCATTTAAGAACTGCGGACGCAAAGAGAAAGATGTGGATCAGGATTTTTTTCGTGAGTTGAACGCGAAGAGGATTGCCGGACTGATCACTAAAACCAGAATGGCGATGGAACTTGGGATTTCAAGAGTGACACTGGACAAACGATTGAAGGAGGTGAGCCTATGCTGAAGATTGATGGAAAATATATTTCCACGGATAGCGATTCAGAATCTATGAAGTTGTTGGAGATTGCAAAAGCGCAAGGGTATACATTTGAGAAGCCTGTCGATCTGATGCGGACTCACAGAATTTTCTTCTTTCCTTGTTCGCCATACAGAACAGCATACGTTCCTGACAGATCTGTGCATGCTGATAATATAACCAGATTTGCAGATCTGTTTGGAGACGAAAAGGAAGAACTTGAAAAGATAGTTGATCTTGCGATGCGGTACTGCCGAGATCGTGGATTTGACCATCTGGCAATTTATGCGGACAACAATGACGAGGAGTACACTGGAAAGGCGATGGGTAATGCCCTTAACGGATCCAGAATCGCATGCAATTCCGTATTGAAGAAGCCGGTCAAGATAACGATCAAGGATATTGAAGAGAAATTCGGTTATCCTATCGAGATAGTGAGTTGAGGTACACCATGCTCCACAAGATAGAGATCAAATCACCAGATCCATATAATGACGGAAGGCCGCATACAGTAGCTGGGACAAGGGTATTGGTAGATGGCAAAGAGTTCCATGGCATCACGTCAATCTGCACAGATCATACGGCTGGCAGTGTGCCGGAGATATCCATGGTGATTCACCCGTCAGTATGTGATGTGGAGACATGTGCGGAATTGAATTTGACGGTGGATGTGAATTCCGTCAAAACTGCGATAGAGTGTATCCAGTTCCAGATGAAGATTGATCCTGACTTTCGGAATGATGTCAGGAAGAATATAGAGGATGTGCTTGAGGGGCATGCCCATAAGTACATCAAGTCAGAGAAGCTGTCGGAAGAGATACTAAACAGAGTATTTGGTTTGGACTGATGATACGGAATGTTTTTAAGTTAATCTGCACAATATGTCTGATGGGCATAGGACTTGCTTTTACACGCAGCCTTGGCTCATTGGATGAGGTATCAGACAGGACGTTGTGCAGTTATGTAGTGATTGTTCAGGTATGCAGTGCGATCATGCTCTGGTGCTGATAGATTACTTTTAGTTGTTTTTTCTCCTTTCTTTTCCACTACGGCAGATGGCTGTGATTAAAGGGGCTTCAAATGCCCCGGTGGGATTTCCGTCTTGCTTTAGGGCATTGTCGAGACGGTGGCGAGTCTTACGCCCAAGGAATTTCGCCGAACTGTGAAAATCAGAACTGGTTCCCTTTGCTTTCCAGCCGTGACAGTCGGACATGAGTAATTCTCCTTACATATCCAGAATGGATCAGGCAAAAAGGCCGAGTGAAGTAAGATCACGAACCATAGTGCATCGTTATGGGGGAGTGCGGTGCACGATATAGCAGAGTGGAGAAGTCTGGTATCTCGTCAGGTTCATGCCCTGAAGATCAGCGGTTCGAATCCGCTCTCTGCAATTCTGGGACGCACACAGCAAAAACATGGAACAGACTCGTAACCTGTAGTACCAAAAAATGCGTCCTGTTTGGAAATTTAGTTCAGTTGGTAGAACGCCTGACTGTTAATCAGGAAGTCGTAGGTTCAAGTCCTACAGTTTCCGTTAAGTGACTCACACAGCAATTGACACGGTTAAAATCTTTGCAACGGTTTTATGGTTCGAATCCATATTTTTTGAGTCATGGAAAGAGAGGCTAAACTATGAACTTCGCAGAAGCGGCAAAAAACAATGCAGCATGGACACGTACTGAGAATGGTGCCGTCGCACTCAACACAACAGGAGATGCCAGACTGGATCTGTTTGGGTCTATTGGATCATTGCGGACAGCAGATGAAATGCGGATTGATGCTCTGTTTGAAGAAGCATATAAGGTTGATCCGTTGTTTGCTACGAAGATTGCGTTCTATGCCAGAGATGTGCGGGGTGGTCTGGGTGAAAGAAGGACATTCCGCGCGATTATGCGGTATATGGCAGAGTATCATCCAGAAGCATTGCGTCCAAATCTTGACCTGATCGGCGTGTTCGGCAGATATGATGATTTGTATTGCTTGATCGGTACGCCGTTGGAAGATGACATGTGGGCGGCAATGAGAAAGCAGTTTGAAGAGGATAAGGAGAACGCCATCAATGGCAAAGCCGTTTCGCTTTTGGCTAAGTGGATCAAGACTGCCGATGCATCATCTGAGTCTACCAGAAAGTTGGGCATCAAGACTGCAATCAAGTTAGGATATCCCGTCAGGAACTTTAAACGCATTGTCAGATATCTGAGAAAACGCATTGGAGTCATCGAAAGTCTGATGTCTGCCGGACGGTGGGATGAGATTAAGTATCCAGAAGTGCCGTCCAGAGCCATGATGATCTACAGAAATGCTTTCATGAAGCATGACGAGCAGAGGTATCGTGAGTTCATAGATAAGGCTTTCACAGGAGAGGCGAAAATCAATTCCAGTACGTTATATCCGTATGATCTGGTTGAAAAGATCTGGGATCACTCTTGGCACAGGGCAAAAGAGGATAAGACAGTAGAAGCACAGTGGAGACAGTTGCCAAACTATGTAGGGCATGGAACCAACGCACTGGTTATTGCGGATACTTCCGGCTCCATGAACGGCAGGCCAATGGCAACATCTGTTGGACTTGCGATCTACTTTGCGGAGCGTAATGTCGGGGCGTATCACAACATGTGGATGAGTTTTTCAGCAAATCCCAGAATCCACATACTGAGGGGCAACACGCTTGCGCAGAAGATCAATGCACTCAATAAGAATGATTGGGACGCGAATACAGATCTCCGCAAGGCGTTCGAACTGGTTTTGGATATCGCCATCGAAAATAACGTCCCGGCAGAAGAGATGCCGAAGTCGCTGATCGTTATATCTGACATGGAGATTGATGTGTGCGGCAATAAAGAATGGACGTTCTATGAGAAGATGTCACAGAGGTTCAGAAAACACGGTTACCAAATTCCGAACATCATTTTCTGGAATGTAAACAGCAGGCATGATATCTTCCATGCGGACAGCAAGCGCATTGGCGTGCAGTTGTGTTCTGGACAGTCAACCACGGTGTTTAAGCAGATGCTTTCATGTATTGGCATGACTCCTGTGGAGGCGATGGAAAAAGTAATCAATGCCGAAAGGTATGATTGTATAAAGGTCGGATAATTCTGACCTATATGGAGAGTTAGCTTAATGGCAGAGCGGCTGCATAAGACAAATCCAGTCATGTTGGTGACTGACACAGCAATACAATGTCAAGCAGGAGCAGCAGATAGTGGTTCAATTCCATTACTCTCCATTCTGGGAAGGTAGCTCAATGGTAGAGCAGGAAAATAATCAAGAGTCATGTTTAGTGACTTGAACCGCAAACGCATTGATGAAAATGGTCTTGAAAACCCCGTGTTATTGGTTCGAATCCAATCCTTCCCATCTGTGCCCCACGGCACAATACAGAAATCTGCGATAGGGTTTCTTACAACTGGCTTTGTTGCGACTGTACGCCTTGTGAATCGCAACAGTGGCATGATAACAGCAGCTATCCGATCATGCCACTCACGGAGTGTAGTTCAGTTTGGGAGAGCACTTGTTTTGGAAACAAGGGGTCGGGAGTTCAAATCTCTCCACTCCGATGACCAGTTAACTGCCAAATGGCATGTAGCTGATTGCAGAAATGAAATATAACACGGCAGAGAACTTTTCACAGTCGAGTGCAATGAAGCTGTTACCGATATGGGACAGAGAAACCTACATGATTGGGAGATTGTGTTTCGGCAATCTTTGGATGGACTGCCGTTATCAGGTGGTGGAAGAGAAGACACACGGACGAGGCCGGGCTGTTACGAACTAACGTCACGTGAAAAACAGTCGTGAGAGGTGCAAGTCCTCTCCCTGATAAGCGTCAGTGTACCGAGGTGGACGGAGGACTGACGGTAAGCACATGTGCAAGGCTTGCATCTGCCTAAAAGGTCATTCATCACGCCGCAGAAAAGATGCCGCTTGTCGGAGCGACTAAGCCGAACAGGATGTAACCAGAGTCCTTAAGTATGTGAGTAACGCAGTGATGAGTGTCGAAAGCATTCTGGTTATTGCCGATAGTGTAACGGTGGCACGGTCTGCATGATTCGCAGACAAGGTGAGGTTCGATTCCCACACGGCAATTGTCTGGCATCTGAAAGTTTGGAGTGTCAGTTTTGTCTGTTTTTGCTTATGTGTTGTTGCACCTCCTTTCTTAAGTTACCTCTTTTCCCCTTTCAAGGTAAACCAAACAGACAGAACTGATGTGGTAGGTAATAAGTGAACATGCCTGTCGAGAGACGATATAGTTCTGCCAGACCATTTTAAAAAAATAGGAGTTGAATTATGAACTGGAAACCATTGTTTTATCGTGGGATTGATTTTTCTGATAGATATATGGTGTCTGATGATGGAAACATCTATAGTATAAAGTCAAAGAAAAATTTGAAATTAAATAAAACAATGGGGTATCTTTGCTGCGTTGTAAGCATGGGGAAAAGGGGAAAAACTAAGTGCATAAAAGCACATATAGCCGTTGCTGAGAATTTTATTAAGAATGATGATTGCCGCAAAATAGAAGTAAACCATATAGACGGTGATAAAACCAATAATAAAGTGTCTAATCTTGAATGGGTAACTCCCAAAGAAAACTCACAACACGCATCACAAAACGATTTATTTAAAACCACAAAGATTAAGTGCATAACAACAGGGGAAGTGTTTAACAGTATGGCAAAAGCCGCACGATGGTGTGGGCTAAAAGGAAAAGATCCATTTGGGGAATATTTCAAAAAGCCAAGTAGAAAAACTTGCGGGAAGCATCCAGTAAGTAAAGAAAAATTGCAATGGGAACTTATGTAAATGCGTTACTCATGCAATATTGCCCTTTCGCCAAGCGGTAAGGCACAGCACTTTGACTGCTGTATTCGCTCGTTCGAATCGAGCAAGGGCAGTTTCCAAAAATTTCGCAAAATCAAAAAAGAGGTATCGCACAGGTAAGAACAATGAACGTAGTATATGCGATGACAAGAAACTATTATCACAAGATTCTGCCGTCATTGCGATCACTGGCACAATGGCATCCAGAAACGAATGTATATGTTTTGGCAGAGGATGATAAATTACCGTTTGATACGCCGATCCATTGTAATGTAATCAACATTACGGATAGGCATGAATTTGATAAGTCTGTCAATATACAGAATCGGTTTGGTGGAAAAATCAATCTGTTGAAGGTTTTGTATCCTACAATTCTGCCTGATTTAGACAGGGTAATTCATTTAGATATTGACACAATTATTTGCGATAATCTGGATTGTTTCTGGAATATGGATATTGACGAAAAATGGTTTGCTTCTGTGCCGGAATATCTTGCCAGACATGAAAGGGTATATCTGTTTGGTGATGTGTACTACAACATGGGTGTCTCGCTTATAAATCTGGCCCAGATGCGAGAAGACGGTATTGAGATGGATATGGTGCGGTATCTTAACGATGTGGAGCAACCATTTGCAGATCAGGATGCATGGAATAAATACGGCATCGAACAGGATAAGGCAGTAACGGTTCCTTTGCGATTTAACGAAAACATGAGCACTGGATATACGGATAATCCGGCAATTGTGCATTACTGTGGAATATCAGACTGGTATGAGAATAAGACAATCAAACGCAGAGAGTATATTGATAAATATCTTCCGCACAAGTTGGCCTATATGATTCATACATGCAATGATAGGGAGTGGTACGTAAAGGATTATCTGATTCCATCTCTGATTGATGCGGGAATTGCTGAAGAGAACATTATCGTCTGGCACGACTATGACGGTATAGGCAATCTGGCATCATTCACCGCGAGTTGCCGATGGATAAGGGATAATCTCAATTCATATGACGATACATGGCACTTGCAAGATGATGTTGTTATTAGTCCTGATTTCTTTACAGAAACACAGAAGAAGTATTCTGGAATTGCCAATGGATTTTGCAATGAGATTTTTGATGCGGAACGAACAAACTACATCGGAAACATAACCGTCAATGGCATGTGGTTCAGTTTCCAATGCATCATGATCCCAAATCGGATCGCAGCTGCATTTGTGGACTGGTTTGATAGCGGAGAAGCGCAGGAATTATTTCCTGAGTATGTTGAATCAGGAAAGTGTGATGATTCACTGTTCAGAGAGTATGTGATGAAGTATTATTCAAATCTCCCCGCTATGAATATTTATCCAAATATCGTTGACCATATAGATTATCTGATTGGTGGAACGACAATCAATCAGCAGAGAGTGGGCAAGTATCGCAAAGCGTATTGGCGTGATCAGGAAGGCAGACTGGATAAGGCCGTATCTGAATTGGAGCAAAAGTTAAAATGAGAGAGATATTTGTGACTGGCAACACATTGCCCTCTGCATATCATAATGCCCTGATGAAATTAAGCATTTTCGGAGAAGAATCGGACTGTTCCGACTGGAATTGCAAGCAGCTGGAATTGTCCATGACCATACATGTTACGGAGCCGCTTCGTGAGCCGATGATATCAAAGTGTTTCATTGGTGGAGCCAGAGAACTTGAGCAATACCGCATGGAGATGCTTGACGGGATCCTGGACTTTGAGGTGGAGCGTGGAAAGTGGGCATACACCTATCATCAGCGCATGGGAAAACAAATCCAGTTTGTGATTGATGAACTGCGGAGAAATCCATCCAGTAGGCGTGCGGTGATGTGCATCAGGACTCCTGATGATATGGGCAGTGATGATCCTGCATGTCTTCAACATATTCAGTATTTCATCCGTGACGGCAAATTGGACTGCGTGGTGTTGTTTCGCTCAAACGATGCGTGCAAGGCCACTTTCATGAACGCTTTTGCGTTGATTATGTTACAGAAGCGCATTGCTACGGAGTTGGGTGTTCTGGTTGGGACGTATACACACAGGGCGAACAGCTTTCACTGCTACCAGAAGGATTACGACATGCTCAATGCATATGTGCAGAGGATATCTATATCATCCGAAAAGGATTTGACGTATAGATATGTTGGGGACTGGCAAGACCTAATGGAGGATGAGCGTGAGGATATTCTGGCACAGGTCGAGGAATTGAAGAGTCATGGATAATTGCAGAAACTGCGGTGCGCCATTGCCTCAATCTGGCAAGTGCGAGTATTGCGGAACTGAGCATAATCGGATACACAGCGAAGACGATGTGTATTACAAAATCAACTTTGAAGGTTCTGAACATATTTGTTATATCAATAGCGTGGATGTGGATTCTGTTTATTACGGTGGCGGCAGACTTGTTGATGGGACAGTCGTGAGGCCAATGGTTATTAAAAAAATGCGTTTTGAGTTGGTGGAAGCATGAAAGGGAATATCCACAAGAAGGAGACATTCGAAGATCGTTTTTCCCGTCATTGGGCTTGCTGGGTAAAGAACAACCGCAAGGCGTGGATGTTTTGGAAGAAGCGTAATCGAAAAATTTTCCGGCAAAAGAAAAGAATGGAGATACGTGACTATGATAGTGATTCACAGTGACAGAACTGGATTCACAAATTTTGACAATGTTTTTACCGTGAGCGTTGCCGGAAGGTTTATCCATGCACGGCTGTGTGATGGAAACAAAGAGATACTGGCAGCTTACAAGACAGAGGACAGAGCGGAAGAAGTTTTTTCCGAGATGCTGGGCGAACTGTTTCCTCCACAGGAGGATATTGACAAGACATTTTCCGACAAGATACTGCCATTCATCGCATCGTCACCAGATCTGTATGATGATTTTGACGAGTCTGTCCATGTGCTGAGTGTCTTGCCGCAATGGTTCTATATGCCGGAGGAGTGAGATGCCGCCGAAAGAGATTTTTACGCCAAAAAAGGTATTCGTCTCACTGGATGGCAAAAACTATATGGAGTTGGGCAACACTGTCACCATAGAGTCTACAGAGGACGAGGAGATGGACAAGGCAGAAAGATTGTTTCGACAGATTGCGGCCTCCTCAATGACATTGACTTTTACTGTAAAGACGATGAGTGGGAGTAATCACAGACGGATGCACGGCAAGAGGGCATTTCGACTAAGGACGTACTGGAGATGTTTGCGGCATGAGATACATAGCTGAGATCCTGATAGGCAAGCCATTGGGCATGGTTATATCATTCATGGTCTTGTCATGGGGGATCTTTTTCGGAGTGATGTTTACGGTAGTTGAGATAATCGACATCATCTTGCATCACAGAGATAAGAGGTGACGATGTACGGAGACATTTATTTAAAAATCACGATGTGGTTTGACCTGATGGGGGTTGACTATGCGGAAATATATGAACGAGCCGCAAGAATGTGATGGACAGGCATACACGATTGTCTACAGAGAGCAGTTTTGGGTGGCGTGTCCGTTTTGCGGCAAGCGTCAGTTCCCTGTTGACAAAGATGCCCACATACATCAAAGTTACAAGTGCAAGGGTAGTAATTGCAAAAAAATTTTTGAAGTAAATATCGGTTGAGAGCCATTGAAACGCCAGTGGTGAGCAGTTTCATTTCCGAGAGCCATTTCACCAATTACGGGTGGAGTGGCTTTTTCTATGCAACTGACGCAGTACAAGTCTATTTTTCAAAACATCATCAATTCTGGTCTGGAATCCACACAAAACATTAAGGATGTACATGACCTTCTCTGTTCGCTGAAGGAAGAAGGTGGCATGAATGACGCTTACATGCGTAGTTATGCCCTGAAGGTCAGTAACTATGCAAAACAGATGGCTGAGTACAAGGCGAAAGTGACTGGAAGTGGGGCATTTGATGATTTGTATTGGCGGTTGCTGTTGTTTGAAGCAAAAGAGAAAGTAGTGGACAGCTATTTTTTGTATCTGGAGAAGAACAGAGATCCAGATAAGCGGTTTTACGAGCCGAGAAGAGACAAGTTTCTGCAATTTGGCGTGACTGGTGGAATGCAAGCACTCATGAATGATGAGATTGATCTTCTGACGATCTCCATGTGTCCTGGATCCGGCAAAAGTACGGCTGGGATATTCTTTCTATCAGGGTGTATGGGATGGGAGCCAGAGTTGCCGAATCTGGCATCAGCGCATTCTGGGACGCTTACCAGAAGTTTTTATGATGGAGTGTCGCAGATACTTAATGACCCAGTCGAATATACGTGGCATGAGATATTCCCACATGTAAAGTTCAATCCACGTGGAGACTTTAATTCCAAAGAACAGACGATCAATGTCGGAAAGCCCAAAAGGTTCAAATCGCTTACGTGTAGAGCAATCAATGCATCACTAACTGGTGCAACACGATGCGAAAACATTCTTTACGCAGATGACTTGTGCAGTGGAATCGAAGAGGCGTTGTCGAAAGACAGACTCGATAAGCTATGGCAGACATACAATACAGACCTAAAGACCAGAAAGAAGAATTTCTGCAAAGAGATACACATACAGACGCGATGGTCAGTCCAGGACGTAGTGGGCAGGCTCCAGAGAGAGCATGAGGATGATCCAAGGGCAAGGTTTATTGCGATTCCGGCCTACGATGAAAATGGCGAAAGCAATTTCAACTACAAGTATGGCGTGGGATTCTCAACAGAGTATTTTCATGACATGGAGAAATCGATGGATGACATCTCTTTCAAGTGCCTGTACATGAATCAGCCAATTGAGCGCGAGGGATTGCTTGTACATGAGGATGAACTGAGACGGTATCTGTCATTGCCTTTGCAAGAGCCTGATGCGATATGGAGCATTGTCGATACGAAGCAGAAAGGGACGGACTTTTTCTTTCAACCTGTGCTTTTGCAGTATGGCACAGATTATTATCTGGATGACTGTATCTGTGATAATGGTTCCGACTATGAGGTGCAGTATCAGAAATCTACAAATATTCTGCTCAAGAACAAAGTGCATGCGTGCCAGTATGAGAGCAATTCTGGTGGAGACAGGGTAGCAGAAGAAGTCAATAAGAGAGTGAAAGCCGCTGGAGGATACTGCAATATCACTCAGCAGTATACCACGCAGAACAAAGAGACAAAAATCATCGTATTTGCTCCATGGTGGAAGGAACATGTACTTTTCAAGGACAAGTCCATGTACGCCGCCAAGGGTGATTATGGCGTAATGATGAGTCAGATATTGACATATCCAGTAAACGGCAAAGCCTTGCATGATGACTGTGTAGATGGACTTGCATCGTTTGCAAAATGGAGATCCGCGCCGCCGCCAGAACCAACAAGAATTGTCAAGAGTCCGTTTTAGTGAGGGGTGAAATCATGAAAGAGATCTGGAAAGATGTTCCAGAATTTGAGGATAGTTATCAAGTGAGTAACTTGGGGCGTTTCCGTGGCAAAGATAGATATAGACGCACATGCGGTAGTGGTCAGAGATTTATCAGCGGAAGAATATATGAGCCATATGTGTATCCAAATGGATATTTAGGGGTGACTGCATATGGTGGTGATGGAAGAGTGAAACGATTTTTATTGCATAGACTTGTTGCATTGGCCTTTATCCCCAATCCTAATAATTATCCAGAAGTAAATCACAAAGACGAAAATATCAAAAATTGTAGAGTTGATAATTTGGAATGGTGCACGTCAAAATATAACGCCAATTATGGAACAAGGAATGAAAGATGCAAATTGGGAAACAAGAGATTTGAAAAACCCGTAAACCAGTATACGTTGGACGGAAAGTTTATTAAGAGATTTGAATGCTTGGGTGATGCATGTAGGGAGACGGGTGCTGATATTTCTGCCGTGATTAGGGTATGTAAGGGCAGAAGCAATATGGCTTATGGCTATAAATGGGAGTATGCATTATGACAGCAAAAGAGTATCTGCGTCAATGTCGGACATTAAAGACGCAGATGGAGAACAAAAAGAGAATATACGACAACATTAGGAACAGCATTGTTTATCTTAAAGGTGTGTCATATGACATGGAGAAGATACAGACATCACCTTCAGATGCGTTGTCCGATACGATGGCAAGGCTTGTCGATGCCGAGAAGGAAGCTATGGATGCCATCTGGCAGTATGAGCAGTTCTTTAATGATTGTGTTGACAAGATAAACAATCTGAGCAAGGCAGAGTATGTTGAGATCCTTACCAGACGGTATCTGCATGATGACTACTCATCAAGGCAACTGCTCCATATAGCCTTGGACATGGATTATAGTTATGAACGCATAAAACATATGCACGGGGAAGCATTACAAGAGTTTTATAACAGGTATCTGAAGGGTTAGCACCTTTTAGCACTTTTTTTGCTTTTAGGTGTGATATTGTGATAGTCGGTAAAATTGCGTCATGGACAAATCAGCGAACAGCAAGCGCAAAGACACTTTGCGAACTGCCGGAAAGCACTTTGTGAGAGTGCCGTCCACGTGGGATGAGAGAGTAACCGCATCTGGCGTGACGTATGGTGGCAGATATATCAGAGATAAAAAGATAAAACGTGTCAAAAGGAATCGGGGATGACCCCGGTTCTTTTTGTTTTGGGTGAATGGGTATGAATCACAGAGGCAGAATCAAAATCCTGACGGATTATAGAGAGATCGACCAATCAAACTTAATAGAGGTTTTGCAGAGATCATATGGCATTCACTGCCTTAATCTCTCAGACATACAATATTTGATTGACTACGAACTTGGCGAACAGCCGCTCCAGAGGGAGAAGATTGTTCGCCCGGAAATTGATATTGTCGTATCGGAAAACGCCGCATCGTATGTCACGGACTTTAAGAAAGGCTACTTCTGGGGCATACCGCCTGTGCTAATTCAGCACGGAGACAGGGAGATGCATACGACAGATCCTGTTTCTGATGATACTGGCATTGCCGCTCTGAATGAGATGCTTCTGAACGGTCTGGATGTTAGTTATCAGAATCAGATCCTTGGAGATTTTGTCGAGAAGGTTGGCATCGGTCATAGACTGATCGATATTAAGACTGACTTTACAGAAGATCCGCACACATACGTCACGATGCACACACTGGATTCCAGATATGCTTTCTGCGTGTATTACAACGGCGTTGGGCAAGAAAAGGTCATGGGCGTTACCTATGTCAAGACGCTTGACGGAAAGATTAAATTCACGTGCTACACAAAGCAATATCGTTTTGATGTCATGGCTACGGGGAGCGAATGGTCAATCGTATATCCAGAGATTGAGAGGCAAATCAATCCACTTGGCATGATTCCGATTGTCGAATTCGACAGGGCAATCGACAGGACTGGTGCATGGGAGAGACACATCAGTTACATGGATGGCCTGAACATCCTGATTTCTGATTTTGAAAATAACGTAGCGCAGATTACCCAGCAGATCTGGTGGGGCGATAACGTCAACTTTGAGACGGACAGTAATGGAAACGCTATCAAGCCTGAGTCGGGCGATTGGTTGCTGACCTATTCCGGGGAGAATAAGAAAGCCACGGTTCAGCCACTCGTTTCCAGTCTGGACGGGCAATCAACACTGTCTGCAATCAGTTTCCAGTGGAACCGAATTTTACAGAAATGCCATGTTCCGGTCACTCAGGAATCTGTTGGCGGCGGCTCAACTGGAACCGCAACGTCAATGGCAACAGGATGGCAATCCGCAGAAGTCGATGCTCTGAGAGAAGAAGGTGTTATCAACAGGGGCATGAAAGAGGAGCTGCGGCTGATCCTCAAGGCAATTGAATTTGTGCCGCATGATATTCTTCCTGTCGATGCGGAAATCAGGAAGGTGCACTCGACAGATATAGACTTTCACTTTAACAGAAACCGCAATTACGATCTGTCCATAAAGGCGAATACGCTTGCTACGTTAATCAATGCCGGAATGAACGGAAGGGACGCTATCAAGCTATCAGAGATTGCACCTGACTCTGAGGCAGTATGGCTGAACAGTCAGGAGATCATTGAAGCGAAGCAGAATAAGATGTTTTTTGAGACGGGTACTTCTACTTCAACAACTGGCGAAGGAAATACGTCTATAAGCGGTGATAAATCCACATTGCAAGACATATCCATGCAGACGCAAAACTCACCGTTTGTCGGCGGTCTGTCATCAGATGGTGCGATGCATGGACGGAATGCATAAAAAGTAAATATGTGGCAAGGATAGTGATTGCAACACGAAAGCAGTAAGCCTTAACTGTTTCCTTGCCATTTTATTATTAAGGCAGTTACGAAAGGTGGTAACGATGGGAAGAAAAAGAGAACGAGATATTACTGGACAAAGATTTGGAAAATTGGTTGCACTTTACCCAGAAGAATCCAATGAAAAATATAAAAATTGGAGATGGGTATGCAAATGTGATTGCGGAAATTTCAAAAGCGTAACTACTTCAAACTTGTGCGCTGGCCATGCAAAATCGTGTGGTTGCAATAGGTATCCGAAAGGAATTAGAAGAAATTACAAAAACGGTTTTTCCCAAACAAGAATAGGCAATATATATAGGCTAATGGTTTCAAGATGTAGCGAAGGTGGAATTCGCACAAAAAATTATTATGATAGAGGGATTCGTGTTTGCGAAGAGTGGCTTGGAGAAGATGGCATAAATAATTTTGTAAAGTGGGCAAATGAAAACGGATATTCTGACAAACTAACGTTAGATAGAATAGATGTCAATGGAAATTACGAGCCTTCAAATTGTAGGTGGGCTACGTACAGAGAACAAGCTAATAATACGAGAGTAAACAAACGAATTACATATAACGGGGAAACCAAAACTGTCGCTGAATGGGCAAGAGAGTTGGGCATGAATTATGGGACTTTACAATCAAGATTACGCAAAGGGTGGACGGTTGAAGAAGTGTTCACAAAACCGTTAAGAATTTGGTGATTACCTTGAACGGAATACTTACCTTTGATGAATTAAATAGACTTGTCGGCTTTGAGCGAAGCATGAGTATAAACAGGTACTTTGACGAGATGCATCTGACAAAACAACAGAAAGCATATCGCAAGAGACTGGCAAGTCAGTTGTATGAGGAAATGGTATGGCTTATGTCCTATATGTTCTACGCAAGACAGCAAGGCATAAGCGTATCAATGGATGCGATAACAGAGATCCAGGATAGATACAGAGAGGCTTTGGGCAATACGGTTGCCATTGATCTGTATATCGCAACACATATAGACAGCATAACTGCGGACATCGTAAATGCTACGAACAGGCATCGGGATGATCCGTATTTTTATTCCAAGGACAGGGCAAGACTGATTGCCGAGGGCGAAGCAAATTCGATTTTCAACCACACGGAATACGAAGAAGCTGCCAAAAACAAGAAATATAAAACATGGCATACGGTCATGGATGGTCATCAGAGAGAAAGTCATTCGATTGTGAACGGAACGACAATTCCAATAGATGACTATTTTGTTCTTGAGGGTGGAACTTGTCTCTTTCCGAGAGATGATAGTTTGCCTGATGAAGAGGTATGTGGATGTAGATGCTCCCTGTCCTTCAGCTAAAAAAATAATCGCCGCAAGGCTTTTATATACAAGACGGAGATGTCTATAAGCGCAAGCAGTCAGAGAAAGACTGGATAATAACAAGCAAGGTGAGTCCATCACGATAACTGGACAGAAAGTGAATAGCAATATGAAGTACATGAACAACCATTACGGACAGAGTAGGATTTTCGGAAAGATGGTAAGATGCATTGCTCCCGATATGGGAGATGGTGCTGGCGACGGAACAGAAATTGACGGTGCTGGAGGGGGTGGAGGTTCCGCGGCTGATAGCGGATCCGAAGATGACGATCTGGATGAACCGTCTGTAGATGAACTAAAGGCACAGCTTGCAAAAGCACAAGCTGATTACCAGAAAATGAAGATCCAGAGCGACAAAAATGCCGCACAGGCAAAACAGTACAAGGATCAGGCGAGAGCGCATATGACTGCGGAACAACAAGCACAGGCCGCACGTGCTGATCGTGATGCAGAGTTCGAGGCACTGAAGAAAGAAGTGCGGGTGACGAAATATAGCAAACGTCTGGTAGGCATAGGCATGGACGAATCCCAAGCGGACGAGATGGCAAATCTCATCCCTGAACTGGAAGACTCCGATGCCTTTTTTGATGCGCTGAATTCCTTTGTGGCGGGAATCGCAAAAACAGCTGCCGATACGGCTGTCCAAAAACTTCTGAAAGACCGCCCTGAGATCAATGCGGGTGGTGGAGATTCCGAAAAGGATGATCCTGCTATGGCATTTGCAAAAGCATTTGCTGCGCAAAGAAGCAAAGCTGGCGTGAATGAGGACATTTTGAAGCAGTATACATAAAAAACAAATGGAGGATATGAGATATGGCAAGAGGTGATATGGCTGTCAATACTCTGGCTGTTGGGTCTGAGGTCGAAATCCTCAACCGCAAGGAGTTTGAGGCAGTTTCCATGACGATTGATTTTACTAATGTTAGTGCCGATGCCAACGGTGATTATGTGGTTAAGGCGGGTACTCCGATCAACGCATCTGGTGTTCCGGTTTCATCCACTCCGTGGACTGGTGCTGTCGGTCTGGCTCTGCATGATGTTTATAAAGATTATCCGACTGTTGCAGTTCTGAAGGTTGGATATGTGCATTCCACACGTGCACAGGCTAATTCTAGCCTGACGTATGATGCCGCACTTACCACCGCGCTGAATGCTGCGGGATGCAGAATTGCTTTCGAAGAGCCGATCATTGCAACTGGTTCTGGTTCAACCACTACCTGATTGTGAATGACAGAGACTAAGACAGGAGGAGTATAAGCTATGAAATTTAACGAGATTTTTACTGCTCAGAGCATTGCAGCTATGCTGACGAGCGATCCGACTAATGCTAATCCCTATGTAGGCGAAGCGTTTTTTCCACGCAAAAAGAAAATGGGAATTGACCTGAAATGGATTAAGTCCCATAAGGGTGCGGGTGTTGAACTTAAACCGTCCAGTTATGATGCTCTGGCAACGATCCGTCCGAGAGAAGGATTTTCCGTCCTGACTGAGGAAATGCCGCTGTTCCGGGAGTCCATGAAGATTTCCGAAAAAGATATGGTGGATATTCAGAGAGCACAGGACGCTAACGATCCGTATCTGATGGACGTTATCTCCAGAATCTATGACGATGTGTCGAATCTGGTTGAAGGTGCTAATGTAGCATCTGAGCGCATGAGAATGTCCCTTCTGGCTCCTATCAATGGGGACATGAAGATTAACATCGGAACTATCGACAATACCGTATACAACTACAACTACGATGCCGATGGTTCTTGGAAGGCAAGCAACTATGAGGCACTGAGTAATAACAAGTGGACAGATGCCACTAATGCAAAGCCTCTGAACGATATACAAGATGGCATTGATGCTATTGCCGATAAAGGATATAAGGCCACTTACGCGCTGATGAATAGCACAACGCTGAATCTTCTGATTGCCGCTGATCAGATGAAGAATGCCCTGATTTCTATTACTGGCAACGCCATTGATTTCCTTGACCGTCAGACCGCAAAGGAAGTGTTCCAGAGAAAGACTGGCCTGATTCCGATCATTTATGACAAGAAGTATCGTGGATACAACAACGGTGCGCAGGCTAAATTCTATCCAGATAACTATGTGTCCATCATTGGTGATGGTCAGCTTGGAAATCTCTACATGGGGACTACCCCGGAAGAGAGAACGCTTCTTGGCGATGCGAAGGTTGATGTATCTGTTATGGATTCTGGAATCGCTGTTGCTATCCAGAACATCTATGGCCCGCCTGTTCGTCACGAGACTACAGTATCTCAGATTGCTCTACCGTCCTTTGAGGGCATGGATGGTCTGTACGTGATTAAAGTTGCATAACAGAGAGGTGAGATAGATGATTTTTGACCATAGGGTAAAACATGACGGCATTCTTTATGAGGCCGGACAGGATGTACCCATCAAGGAGGAAGCCATTGCCCCTGAGTCAAAGAAAGAGGATGCCGCCGAGAAGGTAGCGTCCTCTTCTCATCTTTTTCCAGCGAATGAAGATGCACAGGAAGAGAAGCCTAAACGGAGAGGTGGCAGACCGAAAAAGGAGTGACGAGAGATGGGTGCGACAAGAGAGCAACTTATTGAGCGTCTGATATGTTATGCCGCCGATGATTATGACGCATCAGACAGCAATCAGGCATCTTTTGTCGAAGATTGCATCAATGATGCCATCGCAGAGGTCTGTAATGAGATGTGCCCATGGGGACTGACCGATTCCGAACTGGAAAGGTATCAAACGATTGCCTTGCAGAGATATGCTTCGGTGATTTCCAGAATCGCACAATATCATTACGACAAGCAGGGCAAAGAAGGGGTAACCACATTCTATGAGGCTGGTCAAACCAATTCGTATGAAGAAGGTGCTACGCCAAAGTCCTATTTGCGAACCATCATCCCCGTTGCCAGAATCTGTTAAAAAAGACGGCGCGTGTCATGGCTGCGTGGCCTCTCCGGCTATGGCGCAGGGGCATTTTTTAAGGTGGTAGGGTAATTTTAAATGCAGTCTTTGAATGAGAGGCTTTGATCATGAGAAACGCAACACGGCGAAAACAGAACATCTGGTTTGTTTTTCGTGACCGCGATGATAGCGGAATTGAGCCAACATATACTTTTGGCAAACCAGTGAAGAAAAGGTTTTCTGTATCCGCAACAAGCGGCACGCCACAGGAGGATAACTATGGACTGATGCCTGATTATAGCAGATATGCAATCTGTTATGACAGGGGGTTCAATCCCCCAGAGGGAACCTATGTGTATGTGGACAGAATTCCTGAATTGGACGAAAACAAAATGCTGAAAGTCAATGAACGGAATGAGCCAACGGTAAAGCCTGACTATATCGTGCAGAGAATGGGATATACCAAGATGGGTACGATCACCAGAATCGGCCTTGCAAAGGTGACTGGCGATGAGTAGACGAAAGTTGAAGCTATCTCTCTCAGAGAGTGACATCAATAACGCCATCGAAGAAGTTAGGCGATACAAGGAATCGTTACGGGATGATGTCAGTATGTTTATCATGCTTCTGATGAATAAGGGTATAGATGTTGCAAAAGCACAGATAGGCAAGGCACCTTCAGAATATCGCGACCGTGTAACTGTCACCAGCGCAAATCCATTTAGGACTGGTTATATCTACACTGCGGCAATCAAACTGGAGGGTAAACAGGCACTTTTTGTTGAGTTCTCTGCTGGAATCAAGTATGGCACAAATACCTTTGATTCATTACCAAATAATCCGTCCTATGGATCTGGATATGGTATGGGAACATACAATCCAGACAGCGATAATTGGAAAAGTCCTACGGGATGGAATTATGGTGAAGGCGGCAAACAACATACATATGGCACTCCGGCTGTTGCCCCGTTGTATAACGCAGACAAAGCGATGCGTGACATATTACTGGAGACAGCTAAAAAGGTATGGGGGTAAAGTCCAATGTCCAGAACAGTACAACTTGATAGAGATGCACTATATCGGGCATGGGTTAAGTTCCTCAAAGAGAACTCCGTGGCAAAGCATTTTAGTGCATTTAATGATTATACAAGGGCGAAATTTCCATTTGCCGCAATTACGATCATGGGTGCACCAACCAACATCACGGATCTCCAAAACTTTGAGTATACCGTGGATTTGACAGTTCAGACGGATTGCTACATCGACACGGAAAAGATCATGGATCTGTACGGCATGGATGCTGCTTGTGGAGAGTTCTTCAACAGCCTTGGCTTTCGCAAAAATGGTGATTCGGTTCCGTCATCTGTTAATGGAACGCTGATAAAACGAATAACCAGCCGATACACGTTACGCAACTTTGCCGGAAAGTTTCTCGTAGATCTTGATACTGAATAACAGGACTACTCAATGTGAGCAGTCCTTTTTAAATGCCTTTTGGCAAGAAAGGAAAGTTAGATGCGCTTAACTACGCTTGGCGTGAAACTTGCATACGGCATTGAGTCCACTAAAGGACAAAAGCCCGCTACTTTTACGCAACTTGAGGAATGCTCGTCCATTGGCGGCATTGAACTGGATACTGAGCAGATTGACGTGTCGGCTCTTGAGGATTGACGTAATAGTCCTCGTTAAACGGTGTGAACATTACCAATGGTGTGCATGGATAAGAACAAATAACCATGTGCTAACGGCAAAACTCCAGAACGGACAATGCCGTGCGAAGCCTTTTAAGGAACGTGTAACGACTATCTCCGATGAATGTAAGAGAGTAGGGTGCCTATTGGTACGGCATTCGAAGCGCACCGCTATGCAAAAGCATAGATGAAATAGTCTATTCCACATAGGGATATGGGGTATAAAAGTACATCACGCAATATGCCGCAGGCCGTCAGGATACTGGTGGTACATGGGATCTGGAATTTATCATGGATCCCGACAAATCTATCGAGCAAATCAAGACTCTGTACTCAGCATCCGCAACGGCGAGAGCTTCCGGTCTTGCTACGTGGTTTGAGGTTATCTTTCCGGATATGGACGATGCCTTCTTCGTGGTTGCAGAGACTGGTTCTGCCATTCCAATGCCTGAGATTGGTCAGAATGAAGCCGCTACTCTTGGCGTATCCCTAGTTATCGCAGATTACAAGGGACTTCTGCCGAAAGTCGCTCCATCTGGTGGCGGTAGCACAACCACTTAACTAAATACAACAGATAGGGAGGCCAATTATGTATCTGTTTAGAGTCGGTGGAAACACCTATAAAATAGCTTTTGGTTACGGAGTTCTGTACAAGTCCGATCTGATTGACAGGGTTATCCATGCAACAACACAGAACGCAGAAAATCCAGCAGAAACGATCAAAAATCTGATCGGTCTAACTGCGGAAATGCTTCTGGAGGGTTTGCAAAAGAAACACAAGGATCAATTCGGTTATGAAACATCTGAGGAGAGAGAGCAGAGGATCATTGAGATCTGTGATCTGCTTGACGAATATGAGGATGAACACGCAGAGGATGAGGAACCGTTGAATGGCTTTACACTTTTTGCAGATCTGCAAAAGGAAATGGAGCGGAACGGTTTTTTATCGCAGATCAACAGCCAAGAGATGGCAGTAGAACAGGACGTAACGGTGGTTCCACAGGATCACAAAACGAAACGTGGGGAGAAAGCGTAAGAAAACACGTTCTCCCGTATTTTTTATCAATAGGAGTGAGCAAATCAGAATTTGATGACTCCACTCCGAATGACTTGCAATGCTACATTGATGCGGACGATCTTCTTCGCAAAAAAAAGGACGCGGATATGTGGCAGCAAGGTATGTACGTTATGTCTGCATTCTCCGTTGCTTTATCTAAAGCATTTGGGGGCAAAAAGTCTCATGCAAAGTATCCAGATCAACCGCTGCTCATGAAGGCACAGGCTACCATAGACGAGGAGAATGCGACAGAAGAAGAAAAACAGGCAGAAAGAGACAGGTTGCTGATGAGGTTGCAGTTAATGCAAGCAACATTTGAGGCAAATAAAGATCTTAGGGGCAAACAGGAATGATACTTGTTTGTCCCCTTTTTTTATATCAGAGAAAGGAGGTGAGAGAACGTGGCAACAAACAATGTTGTAGATACTCTTGAGATAGAGATACAGGCGAGTGCGAAAGGTGCTATTGAAAGTCTTGGCAAGTTGGAGAGTAAGCTGAGAAAGTTGTCCTCCACAACAAGCAATCTGGCAAATCAGGCACACTCGATTCGGTCGCTGTCTGGTGCGCTTAAAGACTTTGGCACCGTAAAGATTAGCACGGCTGGCCTTACCAGATTATCCAAGATAAAAATGGATCCGGCTAATGTGCAGAACGTAAACAACATGGCAAAGGCAGTCAGTTCCCTGAATGGCATAAACTTTAAGGGCGTGTCATTTACTCCATTGATCAATGGCTTTGAAAAACTGTCTAAAATATATATTCCGTCGGACTATGGCACAAAGTTTCAGCAAGTGGCGAACGGTCTGTCTGCACTTGGAAATGTGAACTTTAAGGATGTATCGTTTACACCTGTTGTAAATGCGATATCAAAACTGTCAGAGATAAACATTGATCCTGTGTCCCTGATGAATATTGCCAGAGCGGCACAGACGCTTGGAACATTTTCACAGATACCTGACGTATCCGCAAGTGTAAACAAGCTGATTTCTGCCCTTGCAAAACTGGCATCGACAGGACGGTCAATATCCCTTGTCTCAATGGAACTGCCGAATTTCGCAACCGCAATCCGAAAAGTAGCCACAATTCTTTCCCAACTTGGAGGCGTTAGTCCAGAGGTTATATCTTTTGTCTCTGCTTTGGCAAAATTGACAAGCCTTGGTGACAAGATACCTGATGCGGCAAAAAATCTTGACGAATTAACAAATGCCCTGACAAAAATGATTCAGAGCATTGGAAATAAATCGATTAACCAAGATGTTGTACAACTAACGCAGTCTATCGCTCAACTGGCACAGGCTATGAGCAAAATAGGCGGCAGAACAGGACAGGATGTCACAACGCAAACCACATCTATGGGTAAAGCATTGCAGAAACTTGGCAATATAGCCAGTAATGTGATGCGGAAGGTTGTGAGTCTTTTCAAGAAAGTGGGAAGTGGAATTGCTTCCATTTCCAAAACAATAATCGGAAATATAACTGGTATCGGAAAAGCATCCAATACAATGTTTACTGTATCGGACGGAATCAAATCCGTTATCGGCGGGTTGCTTGGCATGAAGGGTATCACTGGTGCGTTTAACTGGCTGAAAGATGCTGTTAATGCCGGAGGCGATATCACAGAGATTAACCACATCATCGAATCCGTGTTTGAGAAGGATATGGTTGAATCTGTAAATGTCTGGGCAAATGAAGCAATATCGAAATTTGGAATTGCGGCAGGAGCTGCGAAAAGTTATGCGGGTACATTGTCATCCATGTTCCAAGCATCTGGTGTTGCCAGACGGGAAGCCGGAGAGATGGCGATGGATCTGGTCGGATTAGCCGGTGACTTGTCCGCATTTTACAACATAGACACACAAACTGCATATGAAAAACTGAAGTCAGGCATGGCTGGTATGGTCAGACCTCTGCGTGATTTAGGTATTGACCTTTCAGTAGCGACTCTGAATGAATACGCATTATCGCAAGGCATCGGCAAAACCGTTACGCAGATGACACAAGCCGAGAAGGTAATGCTGAGATATCAGTATCTGCTTTCGGTGACTGGCATTCAACAGGGGGATTTTGCTAAAAGGATGGTAGCGTAATAAATACATAGCTATCATTTTGGCGTTCATGCCGAAGCTGTCGTGTAGGGCATGAATTATGAGCGGAGTAAAAATCTGGGAACTGGTTTGTAACCACAATCAGAACGGAAGTTATGTAGTAACATGCATGACACGTGCAACGCATAGAAGGTGAAACTGTTTACAGAATATAATCCTTCCAAGAGACTCCGCTATCGGACAGCACAGAATAATTCTGTGGTAAAAAGATATGCTGGGCTATATGTAATGATATAGAAGCATGGATAAAAAGCCATGCGATAACAATACCGAGAACCTCTGACTCATTTGCGAATGCGTTGAGAACAGTACGTGCATACGCAGCTGCACTTTCCACTACCATTGGTGTTGGACTTGCGGCGGCATTCCGACACGTATTGATTTTGCTCAGAAGTGTACTAAAAGGATTGTTACAACTGGCAAATGCGTTTTCTACAGTCATGCAGAAAATCTTTGGTCAGTACAACGGTGGTGCAAAGGGCGTAAGCCTTGATCTTGCTGATGCAGATGATTATGCAACTGGCCTTGCTGATGCCGCTGACGATGCATCTGGTGGACTTGGCGATGCCGCTGATTCTGCCGAGAAATTGAAGAAGGAACTGTCAGTCCTTCCATTCGATGAATTAAATCAACTGAATAAAGACAGGGAATCCACTTCAACTGGCGGCGCTGGAACAGGCGGTTCTGGATCTGGAACTGGTGGCCTTGGTGACATTGGCAATCTTGATGGAATGATGGATAGCCTTGAGGATATCATTGAGGATAGTTCAATTCCAGGCTTAATTGATAAGTGGATTGAGCGAATCAAGGAGTCTTTCAACAAAGGTAATTGGAAACAACTTGGTGCTGATATTGCCGGAATGTTTAATGAAGGCATCCAAGGTTTGTATAACCTTCTAAATCCTGAGAATGTAACGCAAAAGGTAGAACCATATATCATAGCATTCACAACCACTTTTAATTCTTTGGTTGACAATCTGAACTTTGAACTGTTGGGGCAGACTGTTGCAAGAGGAATCAATGACGTTGTGTACTTGTTTAACACATGGTACGAACGCATGGGATTTGAAAATCTTGGAATACAGTTATCTAACGGTCTGAACGGATTGCTTACAGAGGGCGACTTCCTTGCATGGGGTCTTGCTCTTGGCAATAAGTTCATGATTGCATGGGATATCTTTGCGGGATTCGTATCCAACGAAGAGATGTGGCATAACCTTGGCAGAAAACTGGCTGATGGAATCAGAGGTTTAAACAACGGAATTAGGCTGAATGAAATAGGTGGTGCACTTGCCGACCTTATGAATGGTATTTGCACTACACTTGCTGATTTTGCAGAAAATGCCCCATGGGACGATGTTGTTAATAACATTACTGGTGGCATTAACAAGTTCATTGAAGAATTCGAGTGGACTGAAAACGGCGAGAAGATTGATAAGTTTATTGAGAAATTAGTCGATGCCTTTGTACAGTTTGTTGGCAAAACGAATTGGGAAGGTCTTGGCGAAGGAATTGCCAATATGCTTTCAGGCGTGCAATGGGGGCGGCATCTTATAAGAGTTGGAGAGGCTGTTATTAGTGCTCTCGCCGGCATACTAAAAGGTCTTATTAGCAATCCTGAGGGCAGAGTGGCATTGGCTATCGTTGGCGGTTTTGCTGCCTTGAATATCGGTGCAAAACTGTTTGGCGTATTTAGCACTGGTTCTATTGGCTCCAGTATCGCAGGAGGCATTGCTTCTTCTCTTGGGTTGTCACTTCCCGCATTTGGTGCCATGGCTGCGGCCTCAATTGTGCAATCTATCCTTGTTGCGGCGGCATGGGATGATATTCCAACTCTTTTTGGAGGGCGTATCAATCCAAATCTTGAGAAATGGGTAAATGCGGTAATGCATCCAGAAGCCATATGGAGGCAAACACTTTTGAACGGCTTTGAGAGCCTATTCGGAGTTGACATTCCTGACGTAATCGAGAAGAGTATTTCGTTTGGCTTCCTCAGTCCCATATCAACTGCTGCTAATGTCATTGGTGGAATTATTGATCTTGTCAAAGGAAAACGAATTCCAGAGAACATTGATGGTGAATTGCAACGCACGCCTTCGCTACTTCAAAGCACGGCAAACCATTCTATGGCATTGTTCGGAACCAGTTTTGACACTGGATATGAATCAAACGTAAAGCCAGTTGTGCAGAGAATGGCAGAAGAAATAAAGAGCCAATTCAACACCACAGAACAAGAGGCCGAAACATCAGGACAACAGACATCATGGAGATATGGAAATGGATTCCATAACACCAGCGAACTGAATTCTGGACTGACTGGAATACATAGTATGGTTCAGAGCAAGGTTGCTCAGATTCAAAGCGAAGCTGCCATATATGGCGATAATACCGCAGTTGGCTACGGCAGAGCATTTGCAAATCAATCCGAACTAAGCAGCAACCTTAACAACACGCAAAGCCTTACATCGACAGCCTTTACCGCAATCCAGAAAGCAGCAGAGGCGATTGGAAACAATACCAAGAAAGGCGTATTGCATGGTTTAACTACGCATTTGACTGGCCTTGAGGATACTACGGGTCGCATGATGTCGCAAGTCAACACAACCAGAGACAACATTGAGAAAGCGATGAACATAGACTTGACGGGCGCGGGATATCAGGCGGCACAATCTTTCGCAAATGGATTCAGGGCTGTACATATTCCGACTCCGCATATCTACACAGCTGGGTATGATACATTTTATTTTGGTGATGGAGGATATTCCTCTATTCCGTATTTTGGTGTGCAGTGGTACAAAGCAGGAGGACTTTTCAACGGAGGTAAAGGCCAGATCATTGGTGTTGGCGAAGACAACCGTGACGAGGCAGTATTACCTCTGGAGAACCGCAGAGCAATGTCCAGAATTGCTGAAAGCATCGTGAATTCCAGTGCCGGAAGCGGAATGGGCATCAGTAAGAATGACATCATCGAAGCGGCTGCACAGGCAATTATCATGACGCAAGGTAGTCAGTCTGATCCGATCTTCCATGTGGAAGTTAAAACGGAGAATGATGAAGTCCTTGCAAGAGCGGTAACACGTGGACAAAGATCTATAGATTACAGAAACAATCCAACGCCACAACTGGCGTACTGATAATTACGGGGACGGTCTTTTATGATCGTCCCTTTTTAATGGAGGAAGCACGATCATGGCAGAAATCATGATAACGGTTGATGGTCAGGCATTGCCATGTCCGTCTGAATACACTTGGGGATTACAGGACGTTTCTGCCGGAGAAAGTGGACGGACGGACGATGCCTTAATGCACAAAAACCGAGTAGCGCAAAAGAGGAAACTGCAACTATCTTGGCAAGGACTGGACTGGGAAGATACCGCAGAGATCATGCGTGCCGTCAATCCAGAGTACATCAGTGTGCGCTATCCAGATATGTTGTCAGGAACTTATGAAACACGTGAATTTTATGTCGGTGACCGAACCGCTCCCGTGAAATACTGGCGTGTCGGAGCCGATAAGATGATAGAGAAAATCAGTTTTGACTTTATCGAAAGATAAGAGGTGATGCGTATGATAAACGTATCCGATGCATTCAAAAAGAAGTTGGATAATGACCAGAGGGATTATCTGGAGAAAATAGATTTGACACTGAAAGACGGCACAGAACTGCACCTTACCAATGCGGATATATGGGGTAGTAGCTTCGCGATTGAGGATGCTGTCGGCAGTGATGATACGTTTTCTGCAATTGGTTCTGCGATCATCAATAGCTGTTCTTTTACGATCAATAATATCTATGGTAGCTATGACACGTATGATTTTACCGATGCTATAGCAAATGTGTATGTCGGCCTTGATATTGATGGAGAGCCAGAGCCAGAATATATCAAAAAGGGTGTATTTACTGTATATGATACATCCTATAATGGCTCGATGATCGGATTGAAGCTATACGATAACATGCATAAGTTTGACAGACCATATACCGAAAGCACGCTTGTATATGGCGAAAACGGCAGACGGTTATATGATGTCATTTATGGTGCGTGTTATGACTGCGGTGTTACGCTTGCATTAGGATCCAGAACATTTCCGAACTACACATACGTTGTCAAGGAACCGAATGTATCTTCGTCCGCAGCTACTTTCCGCGAAGTTATTTCATGGGCATCCGCAATAGCCGGATGCTTTGCCAGAATCAATATAGACGGCGAACTTGAGGTAAAGTGGTTTGATAAAACACTCATAGATCAGACCGCAAGTGATCTGGACGGCGGCAGATTTGATCAGGCAGAAAACATCCTGAGTAATGACAAAAGAATTTCATCTGTTGTGTCAGCAAATGGCGTTACTGCAACGTATGACCAAGGGAGATGGCATATCACTGGCACGCCCAATACCACACAGGAAATCACCTTGACATTGTACGA